ACTTGTCATTATGGGACACATATCGTAATAATAATCGGAAATATGTTTGGGCAACAATATTAGGAGAGCTTGTTGGTGCTAGTGTGGTTAATAATGCCGTTGGTGGTTCTTGTATGATGGGAATTGCAACTAGGACTATTGCAGATCTTAGCTCAATACACCTACGTGCAAATTTGCCAGACTACGTCTTTATAGGATTAACAATGTCTGATCGTCTAGGATGGTACGATAAAGAACATACAGAAAACAATCATACAGGAAGTTGGGTTAAAACAGCTATACCCGCATTCAGCGAAAGAATGTTACCCGAACACTATAAAAAGATGTTCATGGCTACATGGGCAACACTGTCTGACGAAGAATTGCTTATAAATTATCTAAAAGAATGTTTACAAATTAAAAATTATGTTAAGCGAAGAATTGGCCGAGATCCTATTTTTTTAAATACCTCATACCAATTTTGGGAGTATAAAAATATAGTTCAATCATCTAAAAATCAATGGCTTAGAATGCTTTGGTTCGAGTTATTAGAATTTGATAAGATTAACCCCCAATGGTTTAATTCTGGATCGTTTGACATTGTAACAGCTTGTGGACATGCTATTCCGGAAGTTCATTCTCAATTTGCAAGAGATATAGCTAGAGAACACTTTGGTTGGGGCAAAAGTCCGGTTGACAAAGATGCCTAGAATTTTTCTTCCAACAGTTAACGAATATCGAGAAATAAATCGCATTGTAGCATTTGGGTGTAGCCAAACCGCAGGCTCAGAACTTCTTGATTCAAAAAGATATCCAAACATTCCTGATGTAGAATTAAAAAAACACAGCCTAGGAATAGAAGGATGGCACAAATATTCAGAGAATGAATCAAATCTGCCGTTACATTTTAAAATACAAGACGAAGAACGTATGTTAGCGTGGCCTGCACAACTAGCAAAACTTTATAACATTCCTATTCATAACTATGCCGAGCCAGCAACTGGCAATGAGCAACAGATGGCACAATTCTTAAAAGCAAAATCTGAAGGTGTTATTAGTAACGACACACTAGTGCTCTGGGGATTTACTAGTATGAATCGAGGCTTTTGGATTGACCAAGAACAAGGATGTTCATATTATCTGCTCGGTAATAACAAGATCTTTAAACAACCCGTTGACATAAACATGTTTAATGAAAAACTGTGGTATAACGGTATAAATTCAGATTATATGTTAGCATGGAGATATTATCAAAGTTTATCTACTATCTTCCATTGGGCTAACGAAATATGTAACGAACAGTTTTTATTCATTCAGGCATTACATTATTCACCAAGTTACGAACAATGGTCTGCTAAAATAGAAGGTCCAGTAAATCCAACGGTCGAGCTGTTAATGCAAAGATTTTGGGATACTATAAAATACAATTACGAAATAAAATACCCAATTTTTAAAGATTTTGAGCAGACAAATCTGTTCACTTGGAGTAAAAGTATTGGCGGTCGACTAGGGTGCGGGCATCCAACATTAGATGCACATGAAAAATATGCACTTTTAATTAAAAATGAGCTTGACCGGTTAGAACAAGAGTCCAGTTGACAAAGACGCAGAATGATTACAAATGCGTATCATTTTCCGTTGGATGAAGTCAATTACTTACATGAGACTGAATTTTAATTGCAAATACGTTAGAAAATATTCTTAGAGGAATCAGTAATATCCTTCTTTAATCTTTCTACATCGACTTTAAAATCTATTTTTGTAATTTCGTTTTTGTATTCTTGAAGAGTGTTAAGTAGGATATCGGCAATATCCTCCGGTCTTTGTTTTTCTAATTCGGTATGAACATCTATTTCCCATACCCTGCCATCTTTGAATTCTAGATGTACTAGATCCAAATAGGCCACAGGCATGGTATTCATATAGAGATCTTCAAAAACTTCCGGCCACTCTTTGACAAGATGTCGAGGTGGCCTAAACAACGGATTAGGCATCTACTGTATCTTTTGCCTTTGTGGTTTTCTTCACTGTGGGATCTAGTTCTTCAGCTTCTTTACGCAATCTTGCTGCTTCTTTGTACATGGCGTCTGCTTGACTGCGATAGCTCTTAGCGATATCCTTGTCTGTGAGTACAGCATCGGTAGCAGCCTGCGCCCTAACTGGTGCAGGAACATCTGTGTCTATCGCAGGCGCTAGATCTTTAACTTCCGCCTTGACTTTAGGAGCACCTTTGACAAATGTGTAAAGATCGTCCACTGCGCAGTTTTTCTGTTCTGCAATCAGCGTGTTTAGACTACTTAACAGCACAGTATCATTGGTGGTAGGAGTCATAGTTACAGCATCGGTGGCCACTTTCTGCAATCTACCATCAGCCTGCATGGCCTGTAACATGGGCCTGCCGTCTGGGAATGTGCGGATAAACATCATTTCGCCTAGTTCATAGGCTTCCTGACATTGATCAGTTTCAACCATGGTCATGATTGAATCGTGATAGGAATCGCTTAATTGTGTTACTGGTAATACCAGCGCCATGTTTGATTCGCCTGGCAGAGTTCTAAACACCACAAGAACCTTAACTCCTGTGTTGTTGATCCTGCCGATGTGTTTTAGTGGTCGTGCCATTTTAGGCCTCCTTTTTAGCCACAGCTTCTAAGAAGGTGTTTAGCTTGTTGAAAGCTTTACCCACGGCTTCTAGTTCTGCTGCTTTGAACGCTCCTCGTTGTGTAGCAACTTCGATGATGCTTCTCAGCGCAGCAAGATCGCTGACATTGAGATCTGGACCCTGTGCAGGGGCCGTTTCTGGTACTTGTGCCACAGCTTCGGGTGCTTGGTCTTTGACTTCTTCTGACATTAGGTTCTCCTTAAATGGTTACATGCAAGCATGAAATACGTTAATTCTTTTTGATCTTCAAATCCTAGATAATGAGTAGAACGCAGATTTCCAGATTTATCAATACCTGGTTGTTTGGCCAAGCAGTAGCGGCCTTTCAATTTGGTCTTGACCCATTCTTCTACGCCTTCAAAAATTTCGTTATCTGAGATAGCAATTTTGCTGAAGTGGGGAGGAATGGTCTTAAGCCTGCGCTGTTTTAGTACATCAATAGGATTTAAATCAAACATCGTGAAAATATTTATAAGTCAATTAGATTCGAGGGTGGATTCTTGGCTTAGTCTTTTAGACATAGCCTTGGTGTGACCCAGCTTGGCAACATCACCAGAAAAAAGGTACAGTTCAAAAGCGGATTTTTCTTTCATAACTATGATATGTTTTTTATTGATGTAAAAAGGAGAATCAATAAAATGATCTAACCAAACTAAAACCTGCGGAGTGAACGCAAATTCTTTTGGAAAATCTATTTTATAAGTTTTGATTTTAGCATATTCTTCAATGAACTGCAAGGCCTGTTCTGTCAATCTAAGCCCACCTTGAGACTTTTCTCTGAAACTCCACCACCATACAGATCTATACTGTTTTACTGTGTCAGCATCTATAGGTAGTCCTGCTACCTGCAAGAACACCCTAGTATAGGCATCCTTAGAGTCCATGTTATGCAACCTCTTCGCCGGCAGTGAGTTTAACCACAGCAAAGTCTGTGGTTTTAAAAAGTTTGTTTAATTTTTTAGCCAGATTGTGTGCATGGCCAGGATTTGAGAATGATACTTTCTTATATTTAGGACCAGGATAGCTGGCTACTAGGCTACCACTCTTTAGATTAAACGGTTGGTGTCGATAGAAAACAGCCCAAATGGCTTCCGAGTCCAGTATCTGCTCGACTTTGAAAGTTTCTTTGTTGGCATATTCTAAAAGTATCTTTGGTTTTGGTCTCGACATTTTATACGGGTTCCTAATTAACCACGTATATATTTATCTTTTTAGAATGAGCCGCCGTCGAACTTAACGTCTATACTTTGACTGGATTCTTTGATCTGAGCCAGCATTGCATGTATCTGCTGCACAGTGCTACCGAGTTTTGCGGAAAAAATAGCCAGCTCGGCGGTGAGATCTCTGGCTTCCTGTATAGTGATCCTTATTTCTTTCTGCTGACTTTTTTCTGCCATTGTTATTCGTTGAAGTAGTTTCTCAACTGTAGGCAACACAGCAGGCATGTTATTTTGAGACATTAGCTAACACCTGTTTCATTTCCATTTCTGTTTTAAACGGACCACGGTAGGGATATCTTTCTAAGGTGATCTTTTTAGGACAGAAACTCTTGACCCAACCTTTTTCAAATTTAATAGTGTAGTAACCTGCACAATACAAACTTTTTGAATCTAGACTTTTGGTAAACAGTGGAAGTTTTTTGCGTATGTCGAACATGGCATTGTGAGGTGCTGTGCTGGTTGGATAACCGTGAACCTCATTAGGTAAGGCGTTTTCACTTTCTTTTACAATCTTAACAGTAAAGAATTTTTTACCGAATGTTCTGGTAACGTGTTCTTTGGTTTCGTAGATTTTTATTCCATCTTGATTACTCATTACAAATCTATTGTCTTCGTTTTTTCTTAGAGTAGCAATCTTCTCGCCATTCTCTTCAACGATCCAAAACTTGTTATCTATTATAGGTTTGGCGTGTAAATCAGTCATTTCGTTCTCCAATTAGATACCTCGCATTCAATGGCTCCGAATAACTTGCAGCTTGATCAGATATCTTCTTGAGATCATACAGTCCGCAGAATTTCATTAATCTAAGACCAACCTGACTGATATTTTTATCTGCACTGGTAGCCTTGGCAATGGTCTCTGAAATTATGGCCTTGATGTCATCGGGCTGATGACTGAGGTCAATCAATCTACGATTGCGTTCATAATCTTCTAGGACTCTGTGTTCTTTGCCTTCGTGATCAGTCCATCTCTGTAGCATGAGATTGTTCCACGCATATCCTTTGCTGCCACGATCTTCGAACGCTTCACTGAGACCCACTTTTTTGCTTGTGCCTTTAGTACGCACACCTGGATACGCTGAGAAGACATTATCACTGGTATCACCACGCATACATTTTTCGAATAAGAGCCATTCTGGATTCGGTGCTGGCTTGGGCTCTTGTGTTTTCTTGTCAATGATTCTTTTGCCTTTGTCATCGAAGATTCCTTCATGTGTGATTACATGTTCCATAACGCCGTTGTACTGTGTGACATTGGGTGCGATCAATTGTACAAAATCTGTGTCAGTACTGATAATCACATGTTTATCATTTGGATGACTCTGTATCCAGCCTGCGATTAAATCATCTGCTTCTAGCTGTGGGTTCTGCATAACCGTGCAGTTTGTTTTGTCTGTGATAAACTCTTTGAACGTGTCAAAGGCTTCCCAAAACACACGATCTTCTTCTGCTTCTTTTTCTGTGTGAGCTGCACGAGCATCTGAACGATTACGCTTGTAGGGTGCATAATAATCTTTGCGCCATGATCTACCTTCTAAACAGAAAATGACATGACTGCCGTTGAACTGCTGCCATGCTTTGCGAATTGAATTAAGGGTGATATGAAAGGCCATGCCTAGTTTGATATCAGCATCACCGTTGATCACGTGACGAGCACGGAAAAATGTATTTGCTGTATCAACTAAAATATAGGTCATTGATTTGTCTTCTTCACTGTTTTAATGTCTATAACACCTGTGTTTACAGGGCCGCCAAAATCACCATCTACCACAACATTTGCACAAAGTTCACGGAACCAACGATCTACAATTTCTTCTTCTTTGTCACCATCTTCACCGTATCCCTCTTGCTTTAATTGTAGCACAAATTGGTCATTCCAGTCAAGCTCAAAAAAGCCATTTCGTATGTTATCTTTATTGACATGGGTGTTTATCACACCAACCCATGCTTCTTTGCGTCTAGTAGCACGTTCTTTCGGCGAGAGTTTAGCAGTTTCTTCTGCTTGTTCGGCAGTTTTAGATGCAGCCTCAGCCGCAGCCAACCTGTTGTTGGCTTCTGCCAAATCCAGTTCAGCTTTTTGGATAGAAGCTTCTAGTTTATCCAGCCCAAATAGTTTTTTAATTATTTTCATTAAGTACCCCATTCATTCTTAAACAGTGGCACCTGTAATCTGTCTGAATATCTCAGTCCATGTTTCATTGCCAGTTCTGCTACTCTGCGGTTATTTAGTGTGTATACACTTTCAACCC